ATTTTGGTGGACTTCCAAATAATGCAGGGAGTGGTAAGAATGGAGATATTCTTTTTACCACTAAAGGTCATAGCTCAGGAGATACTTATTCTATTGTTTTAGAAATGGTAAAAGTATATTCTGATTAATGACATATTTAGCTATACCAGATAAAAGTCTGGTATTAAGCTAATTTTAATTAAAGGTATTTATATGTATATTAAAGAAGAAAATGGTTATTTTAATGATGGGCATGAAACCCCTGCATTTCTTATTTGGAAAGGCGAAGTAGGTGGAGAGCTAGTAGCTGGACCTATGAAAGAAGCTGAAGCAGATAAAATGATTGCAGAGCTTCAACCTGTAAAGAAAAAACCTAAAACAAAAAAAGAAGCAGTAAAAAAAACACCTGCTAAAAAAACTAAAAAGGTAAAAAAATGAATAAAAAAATGAATAAAAAAAGTAAATATGGTTCAAAAATGAAAGGTGGTAGAACAGTTAAAAATACCAAGTATTCATCAAAGATGAGTAAAATGATGGGCGGTAAAACTGTTCCTACTTTTAACGAAGTTGCTAAAATGAAAACTGGCGGTAAAGTATAACTAGTTTAAGTTAATGCCTAGAAAAAAAGAAAATCCTATACGCAAAACTACTAAAGGTAAGGGTGCTAACTATCGCCCTACCAAAAGTGGTGCTGGTATGACCAAGAAAGGTGTAGCTGCATATAGAAGAAAAAATCCCGGCAGTAAGTTAAAAACTGCTGTAACAGGCAAAGTAAAAAAAGGTAGCAAAGCTGCTAAAAGAAGAAAGTCTTATTGTGCAAGATCAGCAGGACAACTAAAAAGAAGTTCAGCTAAAACAAGAAACGATCCTAATTCTAGAATAAGACAAGCAAGAAGAAGGTGGAAGTGTTAATGGCTATATCTAGATCAAACATGAAAAAACAAATTTCTTCTGCTGGTAAAAAGAAAAAAAAAGTTCCACATGGAACAAAAAAAATTAGGAAAAAATAATGGCAACAAGTGGAACTACAGCTTTTAACTTAGACCTATCTGATATTTTAGAAGAAGCATACGAGTTATGTGGTTTAAAAATGAGTTCAGGTTATGATTACAAAACTGCTAGGCGTGGTTTAGATTTATTATTTCTTGAATGGCAAAATAAAGGTCTTAATCTTTTTTCTGTAGAAACAGGAACTCAAACTTTAACTCAAGGAACTATTAGCTATGACTTATCTAGTAATGTACTAGAAGTTATTGAGGCTTTTATTAGAACAGATACAGGTGATACAACAAAACAATCAGATCAAACATTAAGAAGAATATCAGTTAGTGAGTATTCACATATTGCTAACAAGCTTTCACAAGGCAAACCTAGTTTATTTTATTTAGATAAAGGTCATGCAAACTCAACTATAAAACTATGGTCTTCTCCTGATGGTGAGGCTACATATACATTAGTTTATTACTACATAAAAAAAATAGAAGATACAGGAACACTTGCAAGTAATACTGCAGCAATACCTACTAGATATTTACCATGTTTAACATATGGACTTGCTTATAATATAGCTTGTAAAAATAACGAAGCATTAGCTAAAGTGCCAATGATTCAACAAAGGTATAATGAATTATGGAATGAAGTTGCTGATGCAGATAGAGAAAGAGCATCTGTAAGATTTGTACCTTTTAATTCATATACTTAAATGTTTAAAAAGTTATTACAGTTATATTATAAAATTACTAAAGAACAATACGAAATAATGGTAGTTGAATATGATAAAGAAGGAAATATGTCTAATACTTTTACAATTCAATTAAAAAAAATAATTAAAATTAATAATACTTTTTTAAAAGGTGTAGATATAGAAGGTAATTTATATACTAAATCTTCTGTTAATCCATTTAATTATACTATTAGGAAAATATACTAATGTACGCACAAGGTAAAAAAGCATTAGCAATATGTGATAGATGTGGATTTACATATCGTTTAAAAGATTTACGATACGAAGTACAAAATAAACAAAAAAATGGATTAAAAGTATGTTATGAATGTTTTGATCCAGATCAGCCACAATATGATGTAAATAATCTATCTACTATTGATCCTCAATCATTATATGATCCTAGAGTAGATACAGGAGAAGCAGACTCAAGAAGATTATTTGCATTTGATCCTATTGGTGGAGGTCTTACAGAACTAGGATCAAAAACAGTTGGTTTAGATATAACAGGAGAAATTGGAACAATTACTGTTTCTACATAATAAATGACATATTCAGAACTTAAATCTTTAATACAAAATTATTTACAGAATACAGAAAGTACTTTTGTTTCTGATATTCCAAACTTAATTAAACAAGCTGAAGATAGAATATTACAAGCAGTAAAACTACCTGATTTTAGAAAAAATGCTACAGGAACATTAACTTCAGGAAATCAATATCTTTCTACTCCAAGTGATTTTTTAGATAACTTTTCTTTATCTATAACTAATTCAGATAGTCAAGAATTTTTATTATTTAAAGATGTTAATTTTATAAGAGAAGCATATCCTAATGCCTCAACAACAAGCGTACCAAAACATTATGCTTTGTTTGATGATGCATCATTTATTGTTGGACCGACACCAGATTCATCTTATGTTGTAGAGTTGCATTATTTTTATAAACCTACTTCAATTACTTCAGGAGCAGATTCAGGAACAACATGGTTATCTACAAATGCAACAAATGCATTACTGTATGGTTGTTTACTTGAAGGATATATTTATATGAAAGGTGAAGTAGATATGCTTACTGTTTATAATCAAAGATATAATGATGCTATTGCAAGATTAAAAAATCTTGGAGAAGCTGAAAATACAACAGATCAATACAGAGATGATGTACTAAGAACACAAAGGACATAATGTTTACTGTAGATGTAGAATCAACAATAGGCGATGTAGTTGTAGAAACTACACAAAATAAAGGTTTAAGTCCTGAATATTGGGCTGAAAGAATAGTAAATAAAATTGTTAGTATTAGTGATAACGCTGATCCAATGGTTCAAGCACAAGCACAAGCATTTAAAGATGCTATACACACAGTTATTTTACTTTACATGAAACAAGCTATAGCAAGTGATAGAGCTACTGTAGCAGGTTTATTAGACAAACAAGGTCATAAAGATATGGCTGATATTATTAGGAGACTGTAATGGCAATTTCACAAGCTATGTGTACATCATTTAAAAAAGAACTTTTAGAAGGCGTACATAATTTTAAAAACTCAGGTGGTAATACATTTAACTTAGCACTTTATACTAGCAGTGCTTCTTTAGGTGCAGCTACAACTGCATACACAACTTCAAATGAAGCATCAGGTACAAACTATACTGCTAAAGGTGCATCATTGACTAGAGTTGATCCTACTACATCAGGCACAACTGCTTTTACTGATTTTGCAGATTTAACATTTTCTAATGCAACAGTCACTGCAAATGGTTGTATGATATTTAATGATAGTGCATCAGGTGATCCATCAGTATGTATATTAGCTTTTGGTGGTGATAAAACATCAACCGCAGGTGATTTTACAATTCAATTTCCAACAGCAGACGCATCTAACGCAATTATAAGAATAGCTTAATATGGCTAGTATTACAGGTTGGGGCAGAGGCACTTGGGGTCAAGCTGGGTGGGGAAGCTCTATACCTGTAGAAGTTACTGGGGTAGCTGGTACAAGTGCACTTGGTTCTGAAACTGTTGTTGCAGAAGCTAATGTAAATCCAACTGGTAATGCAGGTACATCTGCATTAGGTAGTGAATCACTAGTAACAAATAATAATTTATCAGTTACAGGTGAAACTGGAACAAGTGCAGTAGGCTCAGTAGCTGTAAATGCAGCAGCAGTAACAGGTGTATCAGCAGTAGCATCAACATTAAATTTAGGTGATGAAAGTTTAATTACTAATAATAATCTTAGTGTTACAGGTTTTGCAGGTACATCAGGATTAGGATCAGTTACAACACAAGCAAATGCAGATGTAGATGTAACTGGAAATCAAGGAACAACAGATTTAACTGGAGTAAATGTTTGGGGATTGATAGATACATCTCAAACACCTAATTATGCAACAATAAATACTTCACAAACACCTAATTGGAGTGAAGTAGCTTAATACTATATAATTTTTTTAACGAGGAAAACAAATGGCAAGTTCATATGTAAACAATTTAAGACTCAATGAAATGGGTACTGGTGATGCTAGTGGTACATGGGGTACAACTACAAATACCAACTTAGAATTAAT